ATTCAATTCGAGGGATTCGAACGCGCTTCTGATGGTGTCGGCGCTTAAATCTCCGCTTTGCTTTAAATCATTTAATTCTTTAGCGAGAAGATCCGCCTCGTCGGCAGATGATATCATTCCAGTAGAAGACAAGACCATGCTACCCACGAATAGCCCCAGAGCTGCTATAACGCCCAGAATTACGGGAGCGAACTTTCCGAATGCTATCACCACACCGCCAACTCCAAGAGTTAACGTTCCGATTAACATTATCGCAAGGGAAATCACCGCACCCAACAGAACAAGCCTGCCAATCCACAATTTAGTTTCTTCCGGAAGTTCTATGATTTTCTGGCTGAATTCCAAGAGAGCGGGAAGGTATTCCAGTGTTATCGGTAGGAAAAGCATTTCCATTGTCATGTTCATAATCTCGAAGACGCCCGCGAGCTTTGCTGCAGGAGTTAACAAGCCCCTGAAAAACGCATACATTCCCATTCCGAAGAACATCACGGAGAGCATTTCCATTCTGAAGCCACGCATTCCGTGAGTCAATCTTCGGAATCGGTCGGCGAGCCTTCCTCCGAGAGTCGTGAATTGCCCGGTCTGTTCTCTAAATTCCCGGAGATTCAAACTGAAAACGTGAAAAAACTCCCGGACAGAACCCATCGTTCGAACTTGTTTCTCGTTAAACAAATCAAGAGGAATAGTGGAATCATACAGAGCTTTGCTCATTAAATCAAGTTTTTGGACTCCGGCTTCCGTCTCTCTTCTGAAAAGAAGGTGACTTCGTCTGAGAGTTCCCAACCTTTTATTGACACCTGCCAATGCTGCCTGCGTTTTATCAATCAAGTTAACTACGATATCTATTACGGTTCGAAACCTCATATAAGCGCACCTCGCGAGTATTTTCCCAATTCTTCGTAGTATTTCTTAATCCACTCCATTACAATATTGAAGCGTATGGGATCCATTTCCAACACTTCGTCAATTTCCATCCCCATTTCGTGAGCCACGAACAGTATGTTGGATACCAGTATCTCTTCGAAGCTCTCTTCCAATGCCTTCCTTTCGAAGTGACGCCTTGCTTCTTCAAGGGTTATCTTCCTTTTGCGATCCCCACTCCCGCCAATCCCATCTCTTTTTTTAATCGCTCTACTTCCCTTCTCGAAGTGTATCCGAAGTAAATTGAAAGTTCCAAGATCAGTGTTCCGTAATTCTCCGTGATGAACGCTTCAATGTCCTCGTCCGGAACCTCGGGATTGGCTCTCTTGATAATGTTTTTCATTATTGTCGTTAGTCTCTGCATATCTTCTTCCGTCATATTTCTTTTCATCAGTGAAAACATTTCTGCGTCTTTCACTTTCGGTTTTATTTTGATTTTCTGGCCGTTGATCTCTAAATATCGCTCTCGCTTGCTCAATCCTATTAAGGGATTTTTCTTCGCTTCGTTCATTTCTCAACACCTCCTAAAGTTAAAATTTCTTTGTCTTTCTTTTCATTGGGATTCGATTCAAGCATGGAAATGCGGCGATCCAATTCTTTAATCTGCTCCATCAAGTCTTGTATGATGCTTAATTGCTTCGCCGCCAAGTGATCCGACCACATTTTCATCCATCGGCAATGTCCGAATCTCCTCTTGCAATCCTCCTCCCATTCCTGAAACAATTGAATGGGAAAGGAGCCAGAGGTAACGCTAACCGTGATGGCGCTCCTTCCTTCCTTATTCTTGTCCTGCTCGTTTTTCATCCTAACTCGATATCTTTAGTTCAACGTAAAAGTCCTTCGGCTTGCAAACTGCTTCGAAGTCCTGCTCCCAAAATCCATCTGCGCTTGAAATTCTCCTGTCGCCCAGCTTGGTTATCAGGGCGTTCATAAGCACTATGTTGACTTCGTATGTTCCGTCATCGAGATTCACCAAGAATGCTGCTGGCGTTCTGTTTCCGTCACCGGCTTGGAATCTTTGGTGAGTTGGCGTATCGGATGGAATCGAAGTGCCTGTTCCGAAAGCCAGCATTTCGAGGAAATCACCTGATGCTGGCTTGTCCTCCTGCATTAAAATCGTCCCGGATATTCTTGCGAGACCGAAAGGTTTCTCGTCCCACTCGCAGTTCTGGAAGTTGTTCGCGTCCACTCCGAGCAAATCGATTTTATCGACTGCACCTTCTGGTTCCGTTATCGTTACGTTCCTGACTCTGGCGGTGATTGCCGTAGCGTTGTTGAAGAACGTATCTAAAGCCGCTGACTCGTCGATTGTGATATCGGATGCTTTGTCTATTTTGATTGTGCTTTCTCTTGCCTTCCAAACTTTGACGATATTAATCACCTCTTATGTTTTGACGCCGTTCAGGCGCAATTCTTTTCTTCGATGTGACACGGCTTTTCGAAACCTTTCGCTTCGACTCTACCTCGACAGGAACCCAATGACTTCGCTGAATCCTGTCAAGTTCCCGCCCTTCGAAAGTCACTATTTCTCCTTTCCTTCTCGTCTTGCCCTTGAAAAATTCTCCATCAGGGCCGATATATTTGAACTTAGGCATTTGCATCACCTTACTCCCGCCTTGACGATTGATTCGATTATCGTTTGCTGAACTTCCCTGCCGATATCGTTTCTAATTGAATTGATGGTAGGGAGTATGAAAGGATGAGGTCGGAATCGAAGATACCCTTGATCCGCGAGTTTATAAGCTAAAAGCTCCTCGAGACCCTTCTCTCTTGCCCAAGCGGTTAGCGTGGGAGGCAATCCCTTGATTTTGCCGCCCCTTCTTTGTCGTAAAACGTGGCCTTCCTCGAGGAATCGACCGTAGAAAAGCATTTCAATTCCGATTCGATTGGATCGGATTTTTCTCGCTCGGATGCTTCGTTTCAAGCGTCCTCTCCATATATTAACCCGCTCTTTCATTCCTCTTTCGAGTTTTCTGGCTACATTCATGCCTCCTTTCTCCACTCCGAAGGGAATTTCCTTTTCCAATGATGCAAGTTGCATCCTTACTTGGGACAGGTTCCTAACGTCAAGATATATCGCAGGCATATTAATCTCCCGTATAATCAAATGCGACCGTCATAATGTCATAATGGACGATCTTTCTACCTCCAATTATATCGAAATCTTCGGTTTCTGAAACGACTCTAAAGTTGAAAAGTTTGTTGCTTTCCAGAGTATCTTGGCTGGTTTCCAGCGCGTTTCTAACCGCATCGGCGAGAAGTTTTGCATCTTCCGCTCTCGCGGTTACTGAATCGATTTGCATTTCGATTCTCCAAACCTTCGAATTATTAAGCGTGATTGAAGTTTCGACTGCATTGGGTTTATGGATCACAAGAAGAGGCATTCCTGACGCTTGCTCGATAAACTCTTTGGTATAGGCCGATCTAATCGGGTCGTTCAGCATGTTCGAGATCGTGGTATCACTCGCGAGTATCGACCTTACGGCTTCCCATGATGCGTCAAGCACGGTTGCGCTTGTTACAGCCATATCGCCATAGACGGCTCAATTAGACCCATAGACGGGCTATTTTGAAAATTTAAAAATTAACATACTTATAAATCCGAATGAAATTTTCGACTAAGCCGTTTTGATGTCTTCCTGCTGGATAATCAATGAATAGAACGCTGTGGAACCGGCAATTTCATTCTTCTGGATTTTCCAGATTGTGTAATACAAATCTCCGATTTTTATGATGGTATCTTTCGTGATCGTCTCGGTTGCCTTGAGATAACAGTTATACGCGGTGGAAACATCCAAACCCGCTCTGATAACTTCCGGCTGATCTGGAGTCAAATCGGTTATGATTGCCTTTGTCGTGGTGGCTTCTCCGAGATCGTATGTCTTGTCCCTTTCCTCGTTATACGAAATGGTCGGCTGATAAATGCTTACAGTTCGCCCTATCTTTTTCACAAGCCTGTCAAAGTCTCTAATTACAACCCTAAGCAATTCCGACATACTAAGATTTGATTATGCCCGTTAGAGGATTGGCAGCATCAACTCCATCTTTCTTATACGGAACTCTTGCCAAGAGCCTGCGAATTTGCTCTTTATAAAGATTGTAGTAGTGCCTGAAGGGAGTTTCCTGTTTAACCATTGTGATTCTGTCAACCGTCCATCTTGTAATTTGATCCGGTTTTATCTTTGAATACGCAAGAGCAGCCGCCAAATACGTCACGGCCAATTTGAACAAGGCATGAGGAGTCCCGACATTAACGTCGACCGGAGCGTAACAGTAGCTAACCTTCACGGTATAATTAGATTCCGGAGCAGTCTGAACCACGAATTTCCCAAGAGCAGCATCAACTGAAATGACGGTAGCAGTCGTCCTGTTTCCTTCGGAATCGAAATAATAAACTTCGATGTCAGATGTGTCAACGGTTCCGTCATCGTTCCGATCTCCAAGCGGTTTGTGCTTGGTATAGAAAGTAGTATTCTCACCATCGATGTCGTTTTCACGTTCGCTATCAATATATTCGACGGTCTCTTCGTGAACATACACGAGAATATCTGCATTCGCAATGGCAGTCGCTTTCTCAATTATGGTGTTCAGGTCATCATCGCTAATGTCATCAGTAGTTAAATCGCAAATCGCCCTCACATCCGAAGCAGTAGCGTATGCCATCTTCAAACCCTCCCGAATAATTTTAATATCAAGTTAACAATTGCCGCGATCAAACCGGCAAATATCCCGACGAGGGACAGATCCCTCTTATGCTGCCATTTATGAGCATCAAATTCGGCCTCGATCTTGGCAATGTGTGTGGAATTGTTGCGAACTCGACCGTTCATTGAAGTAAGCATACTTTTGATTTCTAAAACGTCTTCGTGCATCGACTTTACTTTTTCGTCTAACCTGATGATTAGCGACTTTTCATTCCTATTCATGCTCACCACCTACCTTGATACGACTACAAGGAAACTATCGGCGTTATCCTGATATTGGATGAATGCGACTATGTTTTTTGGGTTCACTCCGTTGATTGCCGCCATCACCTCGGCCAAAGTGCCTTTATGAGTCCGATAGTTTCCGTATTCCGTAGTTGTTACCGCCATTTAAACCAACTCCTGCCCCGCCGGGCTGTATAGATCTTCACGAATTCCGATTACGAATACTTTTATGAATGCCGGCCAATTATGCCCGTTTCTTGAAATCCGGTGTTCGGTGGGCTTGAACTTGACCGGCTTCAGGTGAAATACCTTCCGAATGATTTTTGCCGCGATTGATTTATCGCCGGGTATTGCATCGCAAGGCCGTTCGAATTGGAACAGGTCTTCTAAGACTTGATCCAGTATTTCCTTGTGAAGCCTGATATCGGCCAACCGAATCTGGTTGAAGTTGTTTATTTGAAGATCATTAGGATTGTTCGGATCGGGATTCTTGTATTGCCTGCTCTTGATCCAACTCTCGAAAGCATCGAGTGAATTCTTCGGCCCTTCATATGCGACGAATATATGCACCATTTACAACAGCTCCTTCCTTAACTTCTCTACTACATCGTTTCTAAGAGGGATGTGACGGTTGTTCTTCAGATCATCTATCAGATCTTCTAAGTTTCTCCAGACTACTCGTATATCTGATAAAGTTTCCTTTCCGATTCCGTCTATCTTAATTAAATCTTCTATTTTTTGGAATTTAGTTTTTTTTTCCCTTCTGAATTTCCTGAAGGATGGTAGGCGTCTGGATGACTTCCTTCTCTTGGTGGTTGCCGATTTTTCCTCGCTTGTTCCCATCACTAACTCGTCGAGCTTCGGCGAATCGGACTTCCAACCGTCAGCCCTGAAAGGAAGCAATCTTTCCTTTCGGGTGACCTTCAGGATTTTCGAAGGTATGGGCTTCCCTCTTTCCAACTTCACGCCGCCTTTTATGGTTGGCATTTTCATTTCCCTCCTTACAATTGTTCAAGCCCCTTGACATACGAGTCTTCCTTGATTCCGACAGGAATTACTCTTACAAAGGGCTTGTAAATTTCGTGACTCGGTGGAACATTACATTTAACAGGCTTGAGCTTCAGAAATCTCCTAAGCCAAGATATTACAGTGTGGAATCGTTTTATCTCTTTATTGTCTTCAGGATTCTCAAGGCCAAGAGCGGCCAGTACCTGATCCTTGCAAGATTCGGGAAATACCAAATCTAAAAGCTTGACTTCCCTAACCGCAAGCTGAACCTTTTCATCCCGCTCCTTCGGATAGAGCCACATTGCGGATAGATCATTGATAAATTTCTCTATCCAAATCTTCGCTCCTTCTGCAACTACGATCAAGTGCATTCTAACCTCCTAAAGTTTTAAGCAACTTCTGGCAAATGCCCAAAATTTCCAAGAGCGAGCAATCGGAGTAAGAAATGTCAATGTTCTTCCCGTCCGTTGTAATCAGGAGTTTCTTGAAGTATTTGCCCTCGATGATTTCATGCTGGACGGCATTCGAGCCTCTAATTCGCGGAGTTTCTTCTACCAAAGTCGCTCCCGGTTTGGTTTTCAAGATTCCCACTTTCTTCGCTACGCTACCAGATGCCATAACCTTATGATAATGCTGCGCCGCTGATATAATAAACCGCCCAGTCTGTTTCGTTGATAGAAACCATGCACGCTACTTCGTTCTGAGCGTCGAATGTTAATGTAGTTCCCTGTCCGCTTGCTGACTTGAAAGCATTCGCCGTTGCTGCGGTGACGGTGTGTCCGTCCGTTCCGGCATCTTTCTGGACTATGACTAACATTTTTCCTGGAGCTCCCGGATCCGCTAATGTCATCTCAAGCTTGGCAGAACCGCTAAGCAATGCAATTCCACCTGTCTCGATGGAACCGCTTGAAGTGTAGACATTGTCTTGGTGAATTAATTTGGCTTCCACGCTTTCGGCTGTAATTGCTTCTCCGGCTGCGGATATGACGTTATCGGAAGTGCTCAATGTTAGTTGCCCCGCTGTTACCGAAATGGTTGCATCGCCTGACGAATCGCACGAAATAGTTAATCCGTCGGAATCGCCTGACGCTCCTTCGAATTGGAGATTCTGATTGTTGTTAATTTGAAGAGCACCGGAAACTGTGGTTGTGTCCCAGAACTCCGCGCCTGAATAGAATTTCGCATAACCCGTCGCTGTCAAAGTATCTGTCGTGGCGTCTCCAAAAGAGAGATTGCCTTGAATTGTTAGATCACCCGCGCAAGTGACGTTTCCAGAAAGGGTTGTGGTTCCGGTAACGGTAAGATTACCCGCAAAAGTGCTGGTTTTGTCGCTACGAGTTGCTTTAATATAACCAGTTCGAATTCCCATTTCTATTCCCTCCTTTAATTTATTCGATGCCCTTCATCTCTCCTTTCCAAAGGGAGTTGATCCGTGTGGCATCTAAATTAAGGATGAACCTTCTCGAAAAAAGAAATGAGAAGGAAATTAAAGTTAAGCATCTGCGACTTTCAGCTTCACGATTGCATCTGCATGAAGTGCTTTTGCTTGGTAGGCCATCTCGAGGATTATTCTTTTCTCAAGCTCTGATGGATAATCGACTATTTGGATTCTTGGTTTCTGTCCCCATGCAATTCCTGCACATCTCTTCGCCTTGACCATAAAGCAGACGTGACCGTTTGTATTCCATCCGCTGTCGGATGAAGATTTCGCTGGCAAGTTGTTGGAAACGACTATCTTCACGCCGAGATAGCTGCCTATCTCACCGTTCAAGATGGGTTCTCTTGCTCCGTATTCAGCTGCGTTTATGAACTGCGGATCTTTGAGGAATGCTTCTTGCTGCTCGGGTGCAATTATGAGCACGAACGGCTCGGCTGGAGTTGGCACCCAAGGAGCTTTGCTTGCCGAAGATTTCGACATAGACCCGCCGCTCCAATAGTAGCAGCTGGTGGACATTAGCATCCTTCTTGCCCTTGCCACCATGTCTGTGGTTATGATGTCGCCGGCTTCAACATCGGTTGTTGTGTCTCCATACCCTGATGCGTCACCACCTGCCAATGATTGAGCTCCCTTGGTATCCGAGTCGGCATCCGTAGCGCCGAGAATAGCTGCTTGGATTGCCTGATCTATCACGTCTTTGTATCTGTAAGTGAGCTCGTCTCTGGCAGCCGTTATCAGGTTGATGTTGGAGATTCTTAATGCTCTGTTGCTTATTGCAATCCCGTAGTTCGCATCGGAAGGCGTGAAGGTAATTGTGGACAAGGTGTCCATTGTCGTGTAGTTGACTGCGGCACCTTCCGAGGCAGAGGATTGCCATGAGCTGATGAAGTCGCTTCTAATTGGAACCGCAAGATCCTTCCAGCCGGGCTGCAGTGTGAATTGCTGAGCAACCTGCAGGAAGTGCATTTCCTTTTGAGCAGTATCGATTATCGCTTTTAGCCATTGCTTGGCTTGGAGATCCGTATTATGGCTGGAAGTTGTGTCTGCGAGCAACTGAGTTATTGTTTTTGTCATAATCCACCCTCCTTTAGGATTTTAAAGACTGCCTCGTCCATTTTTAGCAGCCTGTCTTCTTCGCTAACTTGTTCGTCGGCTACTTGCGCGCCGTCGACAGGTAAGGCGAGGCCAGGGTTTGTTTCCTGCATCTCCTGAACTACTTCTTTCTTCTCCGAAGCTTCCTCGACTTTCTCTTGAGGCTCCTCTTTCTTCTCTTCTTCCGCTGTTTCTCCTTCCTCCTCCGCGAGCATCTTTGCTGCTCTCTTAATTGCTGATTTCCAAGATTCTCCTTTCTTCCTGATTTCTTTCGCCTTCCTTGCTATCCTTGCAACTTTACCGCCCTTTTTCTTCAACTCCACGAACTCTTCAAGAATCTCGCTCCCTTCTTCCTCGAAGGTGAAGTCGTCGAGTTCGAGGATGTCGAAGAGTTTGTCGTATGGATACGGGTATGGATATTTCTTTTTCTTTTTCTTGAGTTCTTCTTCCTCTGGCTCTTTCTTTTTCTTCTTGAGCTCTTCCTCTTCTGGCTCTTTCTTCTTTTTCTTCAGAAGCTCTGAAATCTCTGCGAGAGCTGTCTCCAGTCTCTCCATTCTTTCCTCGAGACTTATTTGCTCTTCTAAATCTTTGGCTTCCTCCATATCTAAACCCTCCTCGTTTTGAGCATTATTGATGAAAGCGGTTTTCACCGCAGGATTCACGACAATCGAAAAGTTCTCGAAGGTGAAATGCTTCATTACCTTGTTGTCTTCCTGACCAACCAATCTCGGCGAAATCCCGAATCTTGCTCCGAAAAGCAACTTGCGAGCCATGTTCTCGTCAACTATTTCAAGGTCGGCTCTGATATTCTTTCCGTCGAATCTGGGATTTGAAATGAAGCCTACCCAATCGGATGTCTCGTTGTCCTTGTGATCCATGAAAAGAGACCTGACGGCTTTCGATGTCCAGTCCGTATTTTCAAATGCCTCCCGGATTGCATCCGCATCGTAATAGTATCCGTTCCACATTCCCGGAGACATCAAAATTTTGTTCTTGAGAACGACCGGAAGTTTCAGATTATTTAAATCGTATTGCTCTTTGGCGTCTAATTCCTGAATAATTAGATCGTCAAATCTCATATTTCAACGTAGAGAATTAGGAAACTTATAAAACTATACGAAACCGAGAAGACGCTGGTAGTGATATACGCAACTCTTCGACAAGTTCGTTGCTCTCATAATTTGAGGCCTGCTTGCTCCCGCTTCCGACATCTTGATAATCGTGTCCAACTGCTGTTGCGTAATCTGAATCGGGCTGCCCCTTCTTCTAACGGAGTTTAGCATGTCGAGAAGCTTCTTCGCTTTCGGTAACTCCGACTTCTCGAAAATCCAGATGGACTCTCCCGGATTCGGCTTTTTCATCACCCAGTAACCCCGCAATCGATCGCCCTTAAAAATCATGGAAATAAACCTCGGAGAATCTTCTATGAAGTTGACGATTCCCGAATCGATTCTCTCAACGAACGCCGGGATTCGCTTGTTCGGATTGCCCGGCTTGAGCCACTTCGGCGCCTTCGGATTGGGCGGAATCCTGCCGGTAAATGTGAGCCATCTCCTGTCGTCGCAGATTTTCTGAACCGCCACGATTCCTTTCTTAACGTAAGTCGGGTCTTTATCAAGCACCCAATAGCGGTTCTTCAATTTTCCCTCGTCAATCCGGAGGTCGAAATGCTCGACAGGCTGGCCTCTAATAACGAATTGCCCTCGCCACCAGTGCCGATTCAAGTAAAATTTGTGTGCAGGCATTTTCAGATTTCCTCCCAAGTATTCCATTTCATCTTCTTCTTCCGCTTGATCGGAACTCCCAGGGGTCCTTTTCCTTTTCCGAATCCTTGTCCTCTTCCTTCTCCTCTCGAACGAATCTTGCTTCCGGGACAAGGCAGTTCTTCCTCAATCACTTCAATTTCTTTCTTCTCCTTAACTTTTGGGTATAAATCTTCCATATCATCACCTCAAATTTTAAGCAGGAAAGACTTCTTGTCATAAAGGAAATCCTCTTCGAGGGATTTTTCTTTCTTATACTCGGTTGCGAATTCAACCGCTTTCTCATGGGCTTCCTTGTTGTATCCTCCGACCCAGAATCTCATTTCCTTCGGCAATTTTTTCTCCCACTCTTCGGGAAGCCACGACTTGCCCGGTGGAGGTTTCGTGCCTGTTTTGAGAGCTCTCTTCGTCAAAATGTAAGGTGTTTGGTCTTTCGGCTTCCAGAAAAACCAAACGAACGGAACTTTGAATTTCTCCCTTTCTCCTCTTGGTTTCAGTCCTCCTGTTTCGAGTTTCCTGATGATGTATCTTCCTTTCAGGTGCTTCCCGTGAAGGAAATACTCGTAAAGATACGGCTTCCTCGTTCCTTCTTCAAAAGTCCCTTTATCTCGGATGATGAAGACGCCCGGATAATTTTTGGTGGCACCGGGCTTTCCCGGAGGAACGATGCCTTCCAGAGTGAGCCAAACTTTCGGCTGCCTTGCCTTGCTTTGAACGAGAATCTTCATCGGTTCTCCTGATGGAAGCTTGATGGTTTCGCCTGTTTCCCAATCAATTTTCCAGTTGTTCGGATCGGCCACTTCTTTCCTCAAGTCGTCCAGCGTCAGAATCGGCTTTTTCACCTCGTCCTTGACCATGTCATCGAGCGTCCATCCCTCGAGATGATCGTTCATTTCGAATCGCAAGTCCCCATGCACGGATTTCCCTCTCGCATGCTCCTGATATACAAACCTACGCTTTTCAGCAAGTTCCTCTTCTTTCGGAACCCACATTATCTTCTTCAGCTCTTTCCAAGGAGTCATGCGCTTCGCCTTGCCCAAAACCTTCGGCCACATCAGCGAAATTCTAACCATTTTCTTCGCTTCGGGATCCCAGAATCCTCTTATTCTCGCTGTCCTGACGGTCAGAATATCTCCGGGACTCGCCTTGATGCTTGTGGAAAATGTCCTGCCCATCGGGACAATTCTTCCTTTATCGTCTTTGGTTTGGATTTCGTAAAGATACTGTCCGGGAATGGGTTTGCCCGTTGCGCTTGAAATTTTAGGCACCCGCTTGGCGACCTGAACTTCAATGTCGTATGATTTCTTAATTTTCGCCATGTTCGAAGTTCTTCCATCTTTCTCGTAGATGAAATCTTGCTTCTTAACCATGACACCTTCGGATCCTTCAATCTCAGAGAACTTCTTGAAGGCCTTCACGAAATTATCGTAGTCGGAGACGAGAACTCTCGGAGTCTTCATGATGTGCCTTGTATCCGCCCTGAGAAGTCTGTCAAGATACTTCACGCGCTCGTAATAGGGAAGATTCGAGATGTCCTTGCCGTCGAAGTTCGTGATGTCGAATGCGAAAAATCTTATGTCTTCATCCGCCAGAGGTTCCTTGCCGGCTATGATGCCCATTGCTTCCTCGCGCTCTCTGGCCTTTCCGTCCTTGAACCAGACCATTTCTCCGAAAAAGACGCACTGCTTGACGGGAAGCGCTCTCACGTCCTCAACTATCTGCGGGAGAATGCTCGAGCGATCCCTTCTTCTATCTTCCGTGATTAGCTGAACTTCTTTCCCGTCCTTCTTGACTCCGAAAGTGAAGCCGTCCCATTTCGGCTCGACGTAAACTTTCTCGCCTTTTGCCCGCTTTAGATACCAGTTTTTCCACAGCGTCGCGGGATCGGAGAATTCAAACTCCTCGAATCCCTGTCGGGGTTTCAGATGCTTCGGGACTTCGAGTTCCTTCAATTCGGGCGTGGGATATTCAATGACCGGGAATCTGGATGCTTCGTCGAGGCCGTCATCCTTCTTCGGATGCTCGATTGCCCTTCTTCGCATTTCCCTCCAAATGAAGGCATGGGCATCTATTACATCGTCTTTATCCGCCTTTCCTTCCTTCCAAATTTCATGAATTCTCTCATGACGCTTTATGAGCTCTTCCTTTGAAATTTCGGGCAGGTTGCTTATCAGGGACGAAATCTCGTCGCCTTTCTCAGACATCCGCTCAATTTTGAACGGCTGCTTCTCCAAGACTAAATCGTAAAGCGGGACGAAGTCGGTGAAAGGGCCGTGAAAGTGATCGTCGTAAATGAAGTGAACTCTCTTCCACAGGTGCTTGGGAAGCTGCCTGATAATCCTGAACTTGAGTGGAATGTCCTCGTTTTCATCCTTGGGTTTCTTCTTTCTAATCAGGATGTCGATGTCGTTCTTCGTTCTGCCCCAAGTGGCGAGACCTCCCACCAAGCAGATGTATGGCCTCTTGATTTTGAAGGTCTTGAGACTATCGACGACTTCCTTCAGGTGAATCGGAGAACCTTGCTCTTCTCCGGAGTGTTGCGGCTTCCCGTATTCCTCTGCCAGGAACTCGATTCTGTCGGCTATTAAATCCTTCCCTTCTTGGGAAATCGGCCGTCTTTCCGGAAATTTCTCAACCCAAACAAACGGGAAATATAAAAATTTCTTGGCATTCCCGAACAATTCTTCGCATTCAAGAGGAGATAGCAAGTGCTCGTTGAAGCGATCGATTAATTCGTCTTTGGTAATCGAGAACGGCTCTTTCAAGTGAATGACGCCGTAGCAATGGCTGCTGTCGACAAGATACATGCTTTTATCCGCGAGATGTCTATAACTTTCCGGGAGGACAATTGCCGTTTGCCGATCAGTCCAGATCCACTTGGCGTGAGAACCGGGAAGCCTCAATCCCTGCCTCTCGGCTAACTTCTCGGACTTGTTCTCGGCGATCCAGAGATAGTCGGTTTGGATTCGCATTGGAACCGCTGCTCCCTGCGGGATTCCACCGGAAGACTTGAAGGTGATTCTCTTGAGGCGGGTGTTTCCGAAATGCTCTTTCAGAATCTGCCTGTATTTCAGGTTCGGCTGGCTGGAAGAGGAAACGAGCAGAATCTTGCACTTATTCGCGAACCGCTTAATCAATTCCGGGATTCTCTCCCTCGGGAACGGCGGAAGGTTCACTTCCCTTTGCATCAGGATGGAATTGAGGAGGGCATAATGCTTGGCGTAAGGAACTTCTGAAGTGCCTGAAATGTCGTAGGGCGGGTCGAAGTAAATGATGTCCACCTTCGGAATCGGTATCGTGAACGCGTCCTTTCTCGTCACGGCCGCGCTTCCTTGGGGAATGACTTTGGAATTCAAGGATATGATGCTTCTCAAGAGCTTCTTCTTGAACTTCGAGACCGTGTAAAGTCCTTGCTCTTCTGGAGCTTTCCTGAAGAATCCGAAGCTCCCGAAAAGCGATGAAAGGCAATCTGCCATAGCTCCCAGAGCGAATTCCTTCTTGCCGGGAGGAAGTTGATGCGCGTAAGTGCAAATTCCGTCTATTACCTGCCTTAGGATCCTGCTCTTTGGCCTGCCCGCGATTGTTTTCGCGTGGTAAAGATACCCCTTGACAGGTCTCGCGGAGAGCAATTTCTCCGCATCTTCTTTGGAGAATTTGGTCTGGCCGAGAATCGCCTTGGAATAGTAATACGCCATCGGAGAAATGTCGTTCGCAATTATGTGCATACCGCGTTTCTTGCACTCATACAGCACGGCGCTGGAACCGCACATCGGGTCGAAAATAGTTTTGGCTGTCTTCGGGATTTCGCTCATTATCGAATCCACTTGGCGCTTTTTCGAACCGAGATAATTGAACAGCTCGAGATCAACCGTATTCATTTCAAGCCCTCCAGCTCTTTCACGCTCTCCGCCAACTCGCTCGGCTTGAGAATTCCTGACTTGACGTAGATGTTGAATCTTTCTGCTTTCGCCTGGAGGTCTTCTAAACTAAGCTCTTTCCACTTGATCGTGGGAAGCTCGTTCCATCCCTCAATCTTCGCGATTCTCTTGAAGATTTCCGTCCTGAACGCATCCGCTATCACTTCCTGTATCATTCTGATCGTATCCTTGAAAACGCGGATTTGCATCTGGAGAGTCGAACGATTCGTCCTCTCTCCGGAGCCCAGAACCAAAGGACCCGGGACTCCAAGGCCGGAAACGATTTGAGAGACGTAATAATTAAGAGGTTGAGAAATCTTTTCCATTCCCTTCGGATAGGAAATTTCGAGCTTGTTCCAATACGGCAGGGTGATTATCGACTTCGCGGTCAGGTCTTTCATAGCTTCGGCGAGCTGGTTCAAATCCTGAGCGGTGGGCTGATGGTTCTCGTCACCGCAAGTTAGGACGGGCAAAGGATATCCGAGCCTGTAAGAAGCTTGACCGTGACCTTCCTCAACGTTGAGCTTCGTCTTGACTATGTTGTAAATAGGCTCGATCAAGCCGATTCCGTAAAGAGAGCCGCTAACCGAATACAACTTGAAGTGCGCGACCTTCTCCAGCGGAATTCGGATTCCGAGGTTGCCCTGATCGTCAATGTCGAGCTTCCTGTTCATCGAGGCGGAACTGACCTTCTGGAAGTATCCGATCGGTCTCCCGTATTTGTCAAGCTTCACCTTTCCGTTGATATCTTTCTCGAAATCCATCGACTTGGCGTTGATGATTCTCAAGCCGGTGATTCTGTTCCCACTGTAAAGCAGCTCGACCCACGCATCGCCGTAAATGCAAATGTCGCGGATAATCTCGAGCATGAGTTGCTCGAGGTCGGTATTCTGCCTGAGCTGCTCAATGTACTGCTTCACTCTGCCGCTAACCGCGTGAATTTCGAATCCAGTTCCGAGAAAAGTTTTAAGAATAAGATTGATGCCGTTGAACACGATGGGATCGCGGATGTAGCATGCCTCGAGCTCTTTCTTGTCCACCCGCTCCAAAGTTTCCGGGAACGACTCGGTTCCCACCTGACCGAGAGGCAACTCTTCCTTGCTCAGCTTCGCTTCCGTTCTTTTCATCCCGAATATTTCGTCTATCATTCAATCACTTGAAAAATTGGAAGAGGAATCCGACAAGCCTGTCGATTACCTCGTATTTCAGGAAATAAAAGAGAAATCCCCAGCCGAAGACCTGCCGGATGGAGAAAGGATAATCGAACAACGCCCAGAGCACGTAATTTATGATCAGGCCGTAAAAGAGCGCGATTCCCAAAACCTGAAGCAGAATTTTGCAAGGATTCTTCAGTTTCTTCCTGAGCAAAACCAAGTAGAATCTGAAGCGTCGGAAAAGCCTCCTGAGCGAAAGGAGAAATGAGAATTTTCTCATATTTAATTATTTTCGCAAGTTAATAAAACTTATTGGTTTCAGGCCATCCCCACGATTGGAAGGAAAGTCTTCTGCTCCGTAGCGGCTTTGACCGCTAATGCGAGTGCTATGACCGTGTCGTCGTGTCCGCTCACGTTCTTGTAGGTGACTCTCCCGGTCCTCGGAGACTCAACCGGCGACATTGAAGTCAGTTCTCTGAATAGAATGTCGGCCTTTCTTTTCGTGTATGGCTCCTTGTAGCTCGCCGGAATGATCAATTGGTTTCTTTCGAAGGCGGAGCGCAGGGTCATTAGGTATTCCGCCTGAGCGTCGTGAAACGAGTATCCCTCAACCGGCAAACCCATTTCTTTCAAATCTTGGGTAACGATTCTGCCGAAAGTGGATTCGTCTGCAAGAATCTTGACCGGCTTGAAATTCTTGGCAAGCTCTTTCACTTTCTGCTCCTGAATCTTGTAGTCCATTCCCTTGTATCTCGCGAGATACTGGAGTTCCATCATTCCGGTTTCCCTGTCTTTCTTGAGAACCACGAAAACCGAGTAATCTCCTCTTGGCGAAGCGGAAAGGGCGAAGTCAAGGCCCATAAAGTATTGATAGCGCTTCTCATCATCCTTGAAGATGGTCATAATCTTGTCGTCGCGGAAAGCGGGTTCGATCAAGGAAGGCGGGAAAAGGTAAATCTGATCGGCAATCAAGTTCAAAAGATATTCCTTGTTGAACGGGATTTCGCCGAGCTCTCTTTTCTTTTCCATCAGGTATTTCCTTCCGAAAACTTCGGGCCAGAGCGCCTTTCCGTTGCGAATCGCGGGATAGGTCTTGACAACGTAATCCGGATGCTTCTTCAGTTCTTCCATCAGGTCGAGCTTGGATCTCGGAGTTCCGATGAGCACGATGTGTCCTCTCCTCCTAATCACGGTTGGAGCTATCGCGGAGTAGTAAATCGACTTGTCTCTGGCGTAGCGATCGAGAGAGGCCTCGTCGAGGATGCAGTAGTTGAAGTGTCTTCCCCTGACGTTGGGAGAATACGGTCTGCTGACGATGTTGCATCCGGTGGTGGTTTGAAGCTCTGTTCTTCTCCAAACTTTTGACGCGAACTCCGGCTTGAGATGGTAGAGATATTCGTTGGATTCGATGTAGTTCCTGATTTTCGTGATTATGTCCGTCGCTTGGGAATAAACGTTCGAGACGATGAGAAAGTCGAGATTCTTATTAAAGCACGACATCCACAAAGGAAATGCAACGCCGAGAATCGTGGACTTGCCGAACCCGCGAGGAGCATAGATCAGGGTTCTCTCATTTTCGAGGAAGAGCTTCACCCACTCCTCGTGAAACCACTTAATATTGAGGCCGAGAACTCTCCGGGCGAAAAACCCAAAATCGACCCGAGCCTGCAAGGTAAACTCTAACAGGTCATCATCACCGAGAATATCGTTGAAGGTTCTCATGATTATTTTTAACGCAAAATGCCCTTAAATATTTTAAATTTGTGTTCGTGAAATGCTAAGTTTTTAAACCTGAGATTCAAAAATTTTAACATGAGCCTAAAGCCACACTCGACAGAGATGAAGCAATTCTTGGAGAGATACGAAGAGGACGTGAAGAAATTCAAAGAAGAACTGAGCAAGAAGGTCGATTCTTTTGAGGAAAGGATTCTCGACCTCGAGACGAAAGTAGAGCGAATCGAGATGCGATTGAAAAAATCAAAGGGAAGGAGATGACTTGGAAGTGGGTGGATTGGACGGGCAGGCCGCAAAAATTAACAAGGCGGAGAAAATGTCCTTTATTGAGGATATTCGGAAGAGGGAGAAGCACAGGCGCAGGATGAGGCGCTACATGAGAGAGTGGTATCAAAAGAAAAAGAAGGACCCCGAGTGGATGAAGCGGCGCGCCGAGTATATGAGGGAATATCGGCGAAAGAACAGGGAAAGGCTGAACAAGTATTACCGGGAATACCTCGCGAAGAAAGGACGCCAAGAGAAAGACCCCCTGAAAAGAACGATAACATTGATCAAGTGTCCGTGCGGGCGCCTCTTCAAATCGTCGATGAAGCGTCCGAGATTTTACAACTGCCCATATTGCAACAGGTTCATCCCCGGAAGAAATGCGGAAATAGTCAAGATGACGAGGGAAGAGTGGCTCGCAGTGAGAAAGAATTACTATCCGGATGAAGAAAAAATGGCGGAGTCGTCCAAGGCAGGATACCCCGAAGCCGCTCCGTGAGGGCTGGAGGGGAGTGCGAGAGCGGTGTAAGTGGGGTGATGCGGGTGCAAGTCCCGTTTCCGCCTTTATATCGCCACAGCCAACGGTGACCCACAGCACCAAGTAGCCTGACTGTGGGAAAAAGGCTTTGCCTCCCTTCGGCAGCAGGGCCGTAAGGATGGGCTGCCTATAAGCGGCGAAAGTGGCGATGTTAGGGTGTGATGAGAATGAAAGCGAAGCCCTTGAATTTGGAAGAGATGGCAGATGAGATTATCAGGGTGATATATCCCACCTACGATCAAATATCGGTCATTCCTTTGCGAAATGCTATAATCAGGAAGAAAGAGCGAATGAGACTGGTATTGGAGCAACACATCGAATCCGCTTCCAATTTTTATCTGAGATACAAAGACAATCCGAAACTGCTAATCGAAGAACATCCCCAGCTGAAGGGAGAGTTCAGGAAAAAATTCGGCAGGCTGATAATCGGAGTGATAAACTGGATGAGCAAGTTTGATAACTGCAGGGTTTCGTTGGCAGTTCTGAAGTGGAAGCGCGATTATAACGAGTGGTTGTTCAGAACCGCTTTTAAAAGAGTGATAAAATGAAAAGACGCAAGCATTCTTTTACCCGAGACGAGCTGATTAAAAACGTGGAAGAAGAAACGCCATTGGGCGAGAAACTTGCTGAAATGCATCTTGCCTACTTGAAAAGCTTCATTAAGAAGGAGCGTGATAAAGAATGAAACCAGAACAATTGAAAGGTAAATTACAAAGGGATAATAGAAGTGCGGTTAAAGGCTTGTTAGAGGAAATTAAGAAGAAGAAAGCAGAAGTGTTCGAAGCAGCCAAAGAAGTTGGTGAAACAAGTTTTCATAAAGGGATGATACAAGGACTTTTGACCGCCGAAGAAATTATTAAAAAATGGTTTCCTGACGTGTTTAAGGAGCGTGATGAGGATGTTCAAGATTAAATGTGGAGATTTGGAGATTAAAATTAAATGCAGGAGGAACAAGTTAATCGAGCACATGAACTTGGTGCTCAGCGTGATTGAACTTTTGATCACGACCGAAATCCTGCGCGACGACGTGGTAATTTCCTGGGAACGTGATTGAAGAAATTTATGCTCTTTAAACAAAAGGAGGGTTGTTATGAAAAGATTCATAAGCTTGTTAATGGCCTTGTTGGTAATTCCGATTGCATCGGCAGTTCCAACTGAAATAGAGATGCACTGGATGGGAAGCGGAGATTTCGAAACTCACTTCAACTTCGACGACGATTCGGAAACTCACTTCTGGACGGGCGGAAACGACATTTCCGGCGAATTATACGCGACCGACTCCAACGACAATCCCTACACTTACGGAGTCGACACGAACGAGATTAAAGTCAGAAGCCACGTCGAGAACGGCGGATACATAGAATACGTTTTCAGGAAGACGGACAACTACGAACCGATGTATGGCGAGGCCGGCCAAGAATCATACACTTATATCTCGACGAGCGACACGGGAGATTTCGCTTGGCGCTCGTGGAGCAATTACGCGCAACTTAGAAACTCGAACTACGGCTGGCAGAACGACAACCAGATAGAAGCAACAGGAGAACACTATATTTACCACCACTTCTACATAGACGACAGCTACGATGAAGGCGCGACCTTGGAAGTGATGGCCGAGGGATCGACGAGCATAACCGATATGTGCGAGGATCACTGGGGTTCAAGTTACAAGTTCGGTAAAGGATGCGGCTGCTACACAAACGCGAACGTATACATAGACGGATCGGGAACATTCGAGCTGAACGCGTGGGCAGAGAACGAAATAGTAACAGACACCGGAATTCACATAACGGGCAATCCGCATTACATAGTCTACGCAGACTTCGACGACGAGTTCGAATTCGAGAACTTCGCCCTGGAAGGAAATTAAACGAGATTTCCTTCCTTTCTTTCTTTCTTTTCTTTCCGCTAAGTATTTAAATTTTGAAAGCAAATAATCAATATGAAAAGAATTGCCTTGGTTTTGCTGATTGGATTGGCTTGCATTCCCGCAGCAAAAGCCGACACTTCGATCAACATGAGCATTTCAACTCCGGACGACATCTACTTCAACAGTCACATTGACGCCAACGCAGTCGAAATATTCATCAACGGCCTGAGAATCGGAACGAGCAACGGCCTCAATATGCAATACATCGGGAACGTGTTAATATCCGGCATTTACTGGACTATGGGCGCTGAAAGAGACTGGCGCGGATTCTTGATAACGGACGAGAGCAAGGCATTCGGAGCAGCTATGTATCAATTCTTCAGCTACCACATCAGACCCTACGAAGAAAGAATCGAAAAATTAGAAAGTGAAAAATTTAAGTTAGCTGTTAGAGTAACAGAATTAGAGCGAAAAGTCAAAATCCTCGAAGAAAAGTGCGGGAACTAAGCAAGAAACGCAGGAGATTCATCCGCACGCTTCACTTACTGCGGGCTAAGCTCATGACCGACGAAAGACTCCTCAAAATTCTGAAGAGCGGAAAGCACACTTACGGAGAGATATCCCAGCGCCTCGGAATGAAAAAATCCAAGGTTCGCAGGAGAATCGCCAAGCTCAGGGAAAGAGGCCTCAACATCAGGTCGGAATATACTCCGCAGGGAAACCTCGTTCACTATCTCCAAACAGAACCTGAACCCGCAATTCCCATTGACATTCCCGAAGCAAGCATCATCGGCATTCTTTCAGACACCCACCTCGGCAACAAATACGCAAGACCAGATAAACTCCGCAAGTTCTACGACATAGCCGAGAAAGAAGGAGCCGAGCTATTCCTTCACGCCGGAGACTTGACCGACGGAGACGGAAAAGTTTACCGAGGCCAGCTGAACGAACTCCTCGTCTACGGCTTCGACGAAACAATCGATTACGTTCTCAAGGAATACCCGAGATCAAGTAGAAAAACCTACATCATCTCGGGCAATCACGACGACTCATTCTTAAAAACAGTCGGCGCCGACATAATCAAGGCCATCTGCCAAGAAATGGAAGACATGGAATACGTCGGCTCAGTCTCCGCAAGACTCAAGATGGGAAACAAAGAAATCGAAATAGTTCACGGAAGCGGAGGCGTCCCTTATGCCAGAAGTTACCAGTCGCAGAAGCAACTCGAGCAAATGGCGGAAAGACCCTTCCTTTTAATCAGAGGACACCTCCACATTTCACTCTTTATGCCATACCTTGAAAGTTTTGTCATAGAAGCGGGATGCTTCCAAGAGCAAACTCCGTATTTAAAGAGAAAAGGCCTGTATCCACAAGTCGGCGGATGGATCTTAGAAATAAAAGGCGAAAAGATAAGACCATACTGGGTTGATCTCAAATGATGGAATCATTTGAGAGCTGTTGAATGAATCGAATTCATTCAACATAACCTGTCTGAAAGGAGGTGAACCGTATGCAAATGGAAGCCATAGTCGAAACATTAAGGCGCTTATACAAAGAAGCAACTCCAAGCAGAAACTACGACCGAATGGTAGAAACAGGCGAAACAAGAAAACCTAACTTCAACGTATTTTACTACCTTCCAAGAGAAAAAAGAGAACAAATCATTGAACAGACTCTGTCAGAATTCCGCATGAGAAAAGCAGAAAGAGAACTTGCAAGGAGAATAGTTGAAGATAGGGCTCCGATCGATGACAAGAAGGCGTGGAGAGAAGTAAGGGACGTGAATGAAAGGGATTAGAGTGTGGTTTAGTGCAGTTTGGTGTTGAACTTCGTTCAACAGTTATCGAACATAGTTCGATATGATGTAGTTTAGTGAAGTTTTGATTTGAAAGAACGCCTTGAAATCATGAAATGTTATAAATACTGAAAGACGTCAATTGTTGCTTTTCCTCTTTTTCCCTCGTGAATTTGAAAAAAAAAAAAAAAGTTTTTTTTCATGTTTTTTTGGTTTTATCACTTTTTAGAATTTCTGTTTTTCTGTTTCTGTTGCGATTCTGAAATATATCCTTCTTTCACCATCTGTGCCGCAGTACAATCCAAACCTGGAACAGATTTTCAAACGTTTCTTGAGTTGGTAGGCCGCATTGTTCGTTGTGGCCCAATTTGTCTTTAAGATTGTGTTTATCTGTTCCAAAGGTATGGATATTGGTTTATTGTGTCTGTTTTTGATATTTTTCT